GAAGTTCATCATTTTCTGTTGGACAGACTCCATTTGGCTTTTTTGATAATGATACCGTATTTCAAGAACACGCAGATAAATTTGCTAAATTCGCAGCACAACATGTTGGATATCCAGTTATGGATGTGGAATTAGAAGATATAAATTTTTATACTGCATTCGAAGCAGCTGTAATTGAATATTCTAATCAAGTTAACCAAGTTAATATTGTTAATAATTTAGTAAATACTATTGGAATTCAAACAGGGTCGAGTTTTATGAATGATTCTGGATTTACCGGCACTGTTGTTGGTAATTCATTTGGATATATTACTAAATTATCAAAAGCATATGGTACTGAAGCAGACACAGGTGGCCATACTCAATGGTATTCTGCATCAATTAACGTTACCCCCGGTAAACAAACATATAGTTTAAAAGATGCTGCAGAATCTGCATTAGGAACAACATTATCTACTTCTAACGGAATTGAAGTTAGAAAAGTAATACACAATGCTCCACCGGCTCTTATACGATATTTTGATCCTTTTGTTGGAACTGGATTAGGATCACAACAATTATTAGATTCATTTGATTTCGGTGGATTTTCTCCTTCTGTTAATTTTATGATGATGCCATTACACGCAGATTTATTAAGAATACAAAGTATAGAGTTTAACGATCGTATAAGAAAATCACATTATTCATTTGATATTCACGGAGATGATATAAGATTATATCCAGTTCCAACAACATCAGGATCTAATTTAGAACCATTTTTTTCAACTGTTTGGTTTGAATTTATGCTTGAAGAAGATAAAGCAAATGACGCAGTATTATTTGGTAATACCGCACTAACAACAGGTGCTATATCAGACGCATCAAATATACCATATACGTATCAACAATACAATACAATTAATGATATGGGCCGTGCGTGGATTATTAGATATGGTTGTGCTGTAGCAAAAGAAATGTTAGGATATATTCGTAGTAAATATTCATCAGTACCAATTCCTAATGGCGAAGTAACACTTAACGGTAGTGATTTAGTATCTCAAGGACAAAGTGAAAAAGATGCATTAATAACACAACTTCGGGAATTTTTAGAAAAAATGACAAAAGAACAAATGTTAACAAGGCAAAATACAGAAGCAACACAAATAAATGAAATGATGGCTAAAATTCCACTTCGTTTATATGTTGGATAAGGATAAATTATGGCATTATTTGGTGGTAAACGAGATGCAAGATTTGTAGCAGCCATTAATGCTGAACTGATTAATTCTATAATTGATACTGAAATCGAATTTTTTAAATTAATAATAGAACAGAGTAATTCGAATATATATGGAGAATCAGAAAATAAATCATATTATGATTCTTTATTATTACCATGTGTAGTTACAAAAGATGATATGTCTGCACAAATGGATGATTATGGTCATAGTTATACTAGAACAGCTACTTTTTCAATATCTAGAGATTTATTAGAAAAAGCTGACATATATCCTGAAGTAGGAGATATAGTGTTATGGGACAATGAGTATTATGAATTAGATAATGTAGATGCAAATCAATATTTTGCTGGAAAAAATCCAGAAACATGGCCTAATGGTGAAGAACACGGATATAGTGTATCTGTTGTATGTAATGCACATGTAACACGACAAACGCCACAAGCAATAAAAGATTTAAGGTTTGGCGGTAATACAAAATCACCAACATATAAAGGATTCTAATGGCTCGTATTAATCGTAACAATATTGATAAAAAAACAAATAAACCGAATCCGGCATACACTGAAGGATATAGAGCAGATTCAATTCATAACCGAAAAGAAATTCAGCGTCGGGATGATGATGTAATTCGAACTCCTAAGCGGACATTATATGATATTGATTATGCTATAAAATGGTATATTGAAAATAAAATTAGGCCTCAAGTTACATCTAATAAAAATATTATTGCTGTTCCTGTAATTTTTTCTAACGGAGAAAAATGGGATAATGTACAACGATTAGGATATACCCGAGATGAAAAGGGAAAACTTCAATCTCCTATTATTATGTTAAAACGAAATTCTGCAACAGAGCGAGATAATCATCGTGGACTAGACGTAAATAATACTCCAGATTCAAATTATTTTGTATATCGAAATCAATATAATAGTCGTAATCGATATCAAGATACATTATTTCCTAATCCATTTTCTCAACCAGTAAAGTCTAATAAATTATATATTGTTGATATTCCAAAATATGTAAATGTAGAATATGAAATATTAATATGGTGTGATTTTACTACACAGCTTAATGATGTAATAGATCAAGTATTACCTCATAATCGATATTCATGGGGACAAGATTTCAATCAATTTGAATCTGTAATGGGTGGAGTTAATTTTGAAACTATTAATACTATTGGAGAAGATAGATTAACTAGAGCAACTATTCCTTTAACAGTTAAAGGAACATTATTAGCAGAACATGAAGTAAATACCGAAACTATTAAAAAACGACATTCAATAAAAAAAGTTATATGGAATGTTGAAATACAACACGGTCAGGCTAATTCTGGACTCAGTACTAATTTAGATATTAATTTAGGTAATAATATATCAGAATCTAAATAAAATTTTGGATAATTATATAATTTTTATTATATTATATTAATAATAAATAAATATGACACGTAAATTAGATAAAGACGATTTAACATTAATACAAAATCTACAAGAAAATTTTTCAAAAACATATAATGCTATTGGTAATATAACTGCTGAAATTCATGTATTAAAACAAGAAAAAGATCACTATATAAATGAATTTGAAACGTTAAGAACACAAGAGCAAGATTTATTATCTAAACTTAAAGAAAAATATGGTGATGGACAAATTAATATCAATGATGGCACATTTACTCCATTATAATTTTTTGACCTAGTTACATCATATTTATAATAAAGAAATATTATAATAATATTATAGGAGCACCTTAATGGCAATACAGTTAAACTCGCCAGGAGTATTTACACGAGAAATAGACAATACCCGAAATTTAAATAATATCCCAGCAGAACCAGGCCCTGCAGTAGTCGGACCTACACTTAAAGGCCCTGCATTAGTGCCAACATTAATTCGTACTATAGATGAATATAGGAGTATATTTGGCGATGGCGAACTAACAGATACATATGTACCGGAATTAGTAAGTAGGCATTTAGCATATGGCGAAAACATAATGGTAACGCGTTTATTATATGAAGATGGTTATTCGTTAACTGGCAGTGGTTTGATGTATCTAACGGCGATGTCAGGATCAACTGAATACGTTACACATGTATTTCATCCAACAAGACCTGTTACTAATGAAGCAAATTTATGGTCATCTGCATCAATTGCAGATAATAAAAGTGGATCTTTTGCTATAACATTAAACGGTCATAATGACACTCCAGGTTATACGGCAGCATTGGATCCTTCTATAGGATTTGACGGAAGCTTTGCTGTTACAGATACTACTCCTATATCAGGATCAATTGCAAACAATCCAGGAACTAAAGATCTAGAAGCTGTGTTTGGTAGTGATCCAAGAAGTAATAAATTTCCAATATATCAATTTGCAAAACATCCAACTGCATCTACATTATTTAATAATATAGGTCATGTATCAATGTCATTGCAAACAGGATCATATGTAAATACTAATGACTACAAAGCAGCTACTACACCATGGATAACATCACAAAAAAATTCAAGTGGCAATACAACAACTTTATTTAAATTTCATACATTATCACATGGTACTGCAGTTAACTATGAAACTAAAATAGCAATCAAAGATATTAAACTAGGATCCGAAACTGCAGATCCATTAAATTATGGTACATTTACCGTTCAAATAAGAACAGTTAATTCAACTTATTTTAAAAATACACCATTTGATTCAGACGATACAGATCTAGATCCAGATGCAGTAGAAACATTTACAAATGTAAATCTAAATCCTAAATCTCCTGATTATATTGAACGTAGAATAGGTAATCAATATTATGAATTAAATGCTAATAATCAAATAAAATTAAATGGAACATATGCAAATAATTCACGATATGTTCGAGTTGAAGTAAATACCGGAATAAAAAATGGAGAAAGTACATTTATATCAAAAATTCCATTTGGCAACAAAGCTTTGTCTTCTCCTGTAGCAGACATAGTATCGCCACTTACTGGTACCACTTCAATAAATTTAGCACCAATAACAGATATTACCACACAAGACAATGGAACAGGTTATATAGAAAAATTATACCATGGATTTGATTATACAAAAGTTAATAACTTAAATTATTTAGCTCCAATACCAACAACCGGTGAGAGTACCGGCAGTAATTCAGATTTTTATTTAGGAGATGTAACTCAGCATGTAGGAGCAGACCATCCAACTCCAGCAACTGCATATTCTGGGTCATTAGAAGATGCGATAGTTAGTGGTTCTTATGATACAAATATTAAACTTACTACTAGACGATTTGTAGTCCCATTCCAAAGAGGTTTTGACGGAGCAAAACCTAATTTAAAGAAATATTATGGGCAATATATTGTTGCATCAAATACATTTGGATTTGATTGTAGTACTTCAACATCAACTGGTACAAAATCTTATAACAAAGCTATTTCAACCTTATCAGATCAAGATTTTTATGATATCGATATGTTATATACACCAGGTATTATTGACTATTATCATCCAAATGTTACATCTCATGCAAGGAATATGGTTAGAACAAGACAAGATGTTTTTTATGTAATGGATCTTCATATAGACGGAGATGCTGGCACAAATAAAATAGAAACTACTCCAAATCAAGTAATTAATTATATTAATAGTAAAAATTATAATAATAATTATACTGCAGTGTATTGGCCATGGATTCAAATTAATAATGGATCAAAAGGATTAGAATACGTGCCACCTTCAATAGGAGTAGCAGGAGCTATAGCATTTAACGATTCTATATCAGCACCATGGTATGCCCCAGCTGGATTAAATAGGGGAGGATTGATAGCTGCTGGTACAAGTACTACACTTACACAACAAAATAGGGATGATTTATATAATGTACGAATTAATCCTATAGCAAATTTTCCAAATAATGGTGTATGTATTTGGGGTCAAAAAACACTTCAAGATTTAGGAGCTGGTCCTAATAACGCATTAACAAGAGTTAACGTAAGACGATTATTAATAACAGTTAAAAAATATATTTCAAGTGTATCAAAATTTATAGTATTTGATCAGAATAATTCAGTAACCAGAGAACGATTCTTAAACATTGTTAATCCATATTTGCAACAAGTAAAAGCACAGCAAGGGTTAAATGCATTTACAGTAGTAATGGATGGTACAGCTCCAACCGCATATTCAGGAGAAAATGTATTATATGGTAAAATAGCATTACAGCCAACTCGTACCGCTGAATTTATTGTGTTAGACTTTAGTATAGAACCAACGGGTGCAACATTCCCAGAATAGTAATATTTTTTAATGTTGTATATATTTATATAAAAAAAAAGGAAATAATATGAGTCAATTTTCTCCCTTCGATACAAATGCATCTGCATTAATGGATCAGGTATCTACGGATTCAAATGTAGATGATTTTGCACATAATGGTACTAGCCCAAATTCAGTATTTTGGGACAATGCATTTACATGGGAGCCAAAAAAATCTCATCAATTTGTAATGTCAATATTAGATCCACAAGGTAGTGGTGCTAGTATACCAGCATATTTAATTAAAACTGCAGCAAAACCTAGTATAGAAAATGGCGAACTTACTTTAGATCATATCAATATTCAAAGATATATTAAAGGAAAATCTAAATGGAGTTCATTGTCTATAACAATTTATGATGCAATTGTTCCATCTGGCGCGCAAGCAGTTATGGGGTGGATTAGACAACATCATGAATCTGCAACTGGTAGAGATGGATATTCTGATTTTTATAAAAGAGATTTATTATTAAAACAACTATCTCCACTTGGAGAAGTTATTGAAGAATGGCAATTAAGAGGTGCATTTATTACTAATGCTAATTTCGGTTCATTAGATTGGGCAACCGAAGATGTTGTTAATATTGAATTAACACTTCGATATGATTGGGCATTATTAAATTTCTAATATATTTTATTCAAATAATATTAATGGGAGTAATCACTCCCATTTTTTATGTTTATAATATTTATATAAAAAAGTTATAAAAGGAAAATATGGCACGAGTTACAGATCGATTAAACAAAGAAAATATTATTGAATTAGCTAAACAGGAGTATGATACTTCAAAAAAAAGTACATTACCTTCTGAAATTATAAAATTAGCTTCTAATGGAAAAATATATCCAAAAGATCATCCATTATCTTCGGGTACTATAGAAATGCGGTATATGACTGCATATGATGAAGATATTTTAACTAATACATCATATGTTCAACAAGGTGTTATGTTAGATAAATTATTAGATAGTATAATAGTAACGCGCGGCATAACTGCAAATGATATTGCTAATGTTGATAAAGACGGATTAATAATACAAGCAAGAATATTAGCATATGGATCTGATTATCCAGTTGAAGTAACAGACCCAAAAACAGGTAAGGTATTATCTCGTACAGTAGATTTAAAAACATTAAATTATTTGCCGTTTAATTTAGATTCTGACGATACCGGTGAATTTACATATAATATTAACGATAAAACTACAATTAAATTTGCTTTTTTAAAAAGTGAAATTGATGATGATATAACAATTAGTAAGTTTTTAGCTAAATTAATTAAACAAGTTAATGATAATAGAGATTCTAAATACATAGAAGAATTTATACGATATACTTTTTTAGCTAAAGATGCTAAAAAATTTAGAACATATGTTACTGACAATGCCCCTGGATTAGTATTAGAAACAACATTTACTGGTGAAGATGGGAGCACCTTTACTGCCGGGTTTCAAGTTGGGTCAGACCTTTTTTGGTTTTAACGCATCTCATAGAAAAATATTTCACGAAAATATATTTAATTTAATTTGGTATGGAGAAGGTAGATGGGACTGGAATACTATTTATAATATGCCTATTTTTCTTCGAAAATTTTATATAAACCAAGTTAATATAAAACATCAAGAGATAACAGATAGGAATAATAAATCTAGTAATTCATCAAAATCAGAAATACCTAGAGCTCCTGTAACAAAAAAATAATAATATAATATTTATTAATATATGGAAACTTCTAAAAATCAGTTAATTAATAAGTTACAGCAATTACCTAGACATGGAATGGCTGGTCGTCCTGTTGATTTTGCAAAAATGACTAAGCTATATGCAGCAATGGCAAAATCTGTACAAGATTTATCAGGTAAAGAAGCCGCACGAGCTGCTGGGTTAAATAAAATGATTGGATTCCAACAACGAGTCCAAAAACAAATACTAAACCAAATAGCATCTACTACAAAATTAGAAGAAAGAAATGCTGGATTAAATAAAGCATATGGATTAACATCAAAACAAGCTGCGGCGATGGGCCACGAGCTAGATGAGTTAAGTAAAGATTTAAAAGCTGGCCGTACTCAAATAGATAAATATTTTGTTTCATTAAATAAAATGACAGGAGGATTGATTCGAAGCATAAAAGGAACAGACGAGCAAAAAAAAGCAATGAAAGAGAACGTTAAATCTTTAACACAACAACAAAGATATTATAAAGATATAATAGGATTAACGGACGAAGCTGCAGAAAAAGTTCAATTATATAATGCTTCACAAACTACGGGAGGAAAAACAGCCATTAAACAAATGGAAAAAATTGCTTTAGATCGACGGAATCAAGCAAAGGCATTAGAAGAATTAACTGGTATACGAGGAGTTCAAAAAACTATAGAAAATGAAATTGCAGCAACAAGTGCACAGAATTTATTTACATTTTCAAGAATGCCCAAAGAACTTTCAATAGCAGTTCTTAAAGCCAAAGCATTAGGAATGAGTATAAACGACCTAGCTAAAACAGGTGATCATTTATTAAATATAGAACAGTCTGTTAATGAAGAAATGAATTTACAATTACTATCGGGAGAGCGACTAGTAAATAAACAAGGAGAAAGTTTAACAAATTCTTATAGACGTGCATATTTAGAAGGTAATGCAAATAAAATGGCAAATATTCTATATGAAAGTGTAGAAAAAATGGGCGGCAAAATGGAAAACAATTTAATGTTGCGTAAACAATTTGCCAAGACATATGATATTGAGTTAGAACAAGTTAACAAAATGATGCAAAAACGTAAATTGTTACAAGGCATCGGCGCACCAGAATTATTTAAATTATCTGGAAAAAAACTGGAAAAGAAACTAGAAGAGATGAATATAAAATCGGATACTTTTGCAAAAATAATGGAAACCGATGATACCGGAACAACTCTTAAACGTTCAGAAGAATATTTGCAAAGTATAGTTGATGAAGGTATATATGTGCAAAACATGGACGTGGTTGGTGATGATTATGTTTTCAAACCAATTACATATAATGAAGACATTAGAAAAAGTATTACAGGAACAGGTGGTGTATTAGAAAAAATCAAAGCACAATTCGGAGAAGGCTCGGATTTTTCAAAAGAAATGACAGATGCCAGTCAAAACTTTGGAAATTTAATGGTGCAAAAATTCGGTCACTTACTTGACAAGGAGTCCGTCCTTTTTACAGAGTTTAAAAAATTCGGGTTAGCAATGGGCGGTGCTACAACTGCAGGAACTAATTTTGCTACCATGTTGAAAAATAAATTTCCAACTTGGTTGACATCCATCGCCACCGGAGGTAAAATCGAAGACATGACAGTACCAACACAACAAGTTACTGTTAATAAAGCGTCCGGCATGCTGGAAGGAGGAGTTGTCCCGCCAGGATACCCAAATGATACATTCATGGCAAGATTAACATCTGGTGAAACTGTGATACCTGGTCCAAAAAAACAAAAAAACCCAATACCACTTCCTAAAACATCTGGTAATCAATCCATGGCGGTTTTAGCACAACAAATTGTAAAAGCACTTTCTCAAGCAACATTTAAAGTAGAACACCCAGGATATTCAATGCAAAGCGGGAGACATTAATGAAAAAACAAGAAGACTTACCAGAAACTACATATAAAGGTCGACACCCGGATTACATGTTACTTAATACTAACAAAAAAATTCGATTAAGTGCAGACGACGGTTTAACCGGCGGAAAAATTGCAGGAGGATTAATTTCTTTTGGAGGAAAATTAATTACATCTGGATTAGGAATGTCCGGTTTAAATTCATATGTTAATACAGCAGCTGCTGAAGCAGGGCAAGAACAAAGTGTATATGCAGTAGCTCCATTTGAAAATTTAAATAGCCGACCATTCGGAGTTCCGGTACCATACCCCGATTTTCGAACAAGACGTTTCACTTTTAAAGGAGATCAATCATTTGGTGAAAAATTAAAAAAAACTCCTAATATTTTCTCAACAAAAGTTGATGGTTTAAGTGCATCATTAAGAGGTAGTGTTAAAGGTGCAACCATGGCTGCACAAGCAGCTACAGTTGGAATATATAATTTATATAATGTAGATAATTATTATGGTTTAGGAACGCAAGGTGCACCTGCATTAAGAAATGATTTTACTGTTAAAACAATGGCTGGTCGTAGTAGTTCGTGGAAAAAATTAACAGGCATGCAAAAAGTTAGATCTGTAGTTAACAGAGTAAATACATTCCGCGGAGATAAAGTTAATGTTATAGATGCAAGTCGTAGAAATCATCATAATATATATCGATGGAAACCACATCCAGAAGCCAAAGAATCAAAATTTGGAAAACTGATGGACAAAGCGGGAGATTGGGTTAAAACTGCAACTCGATTCTTAGGAGCAAATCCTCATGGTCATACAAATGATTTTATTAAATTTTTCTTTACAGGACCAAATGCACATATAGGAAACAAAGATGCGGTAGATGATGTAATAGTTTTCAGATCAACATTAACTAGTTTTAGTGATACATTCTCTCCTTCATGGGCTCCTGTTAGCATTTTAGGCCGAGCTGATACAAATTTTCATTATAGTGGATATGCTCGAAGTATTGATTTAGGTTTTACTGTATATGCTACATCTAGAGATGAAATGAAATTTATATTTCGTAAACTAAATGCATTAGCAGGATATACTGCTCCAGAATATAAGAATAATTCTATATCATTAATAGCTCCTTGGTTAAGAGTAACAGTTGGAGATTTATTCGTTTCAACACCAGCTATAATTAATTCGCTATCATATACATTAGTAGATAGCGATACTACCTGGGAAATAAATTTAGAACAAGACCCGGAAATGAAACAAGTGCCTCATAAAATAACAGTTTCAATGGGACTAGATATAATTACAAATGAATTACCAGAAAAAGGCGGAGCGTTTTATTCATTAGGTGATAAACATACATATGATAAGAACATGCGAAGAAAAACCGGAATACAACCTGATGGAACTGTAATAGAAGCTTCTACAGAAAAAGATTGGTTATCTGATGTGAAAAATAGTGTCCCTAAACCTACAAAAGAGGGAATAACAGGTGCCGATGCGGCAACTACCGTAAGAGATGAAAAAGGAAAACAATAACGATGAAACGATATGATATTGCACCTATAATAAAAAATGCAGACGGAATTCGTCGATTAAAAACAGTGTTAATATCAGCTGGATTTAATTCATCTGATACAATAATCGAAACAACATCGCCACATCGATTAGATAAAATAGCTAATGATTTTTATGGTGATCCAACACTCTGGTGGATTATTGCAACTGTAAATAATGTAGGTAAAGGAACATTAATAGTACCAGCTGGTACTACAATACGAGTACCAGATAAAGACAGAGTTTTAGACGAAATAGAAATTATAAATAAAAATCGATAATATGCCAGGCGATATATTTTATACACAAGTTGATACTAATTTACAAAAAGAATTAACAGCTCGAAGTTTAGCTGGATATAATAGAACTAATCGAGATATAAATTATATGGTTGGTAAATTAGCCAATGCAGAAATACGAGCTTATGACGGACCTGAACCCAAAGGAGATCCTATATTAACACTGGGCGGTTTGAATGTCAGAGACAATCATTATCAACCATCAGGAGATACTGGATTTTTAAATGAAGTAACAGATCCGGATGCATCACAAATTCGCAGAAAAAAAGGAATAGAATGGATGAATTTGCCAGCTTTGGCGCGTGAACATAAAGGAACAAAGTTTACACCAACAGACGGCAATGCTGGCCTAGCTAGTTATAGAAGAGGAAATGTGCAAAAAAGAATACCTCCATATATTGTTAATACTTCAATTTCTACGGGAGATCATTCAATGGCATTATTTAATAATGCTACTATTGTTATTAATATTCCTAATATACAGAGAGATTTAGATACAATAGAACAAATTTTATTAAGACCAGGCCGTGCAGTATCATTACATGTAAATCATCCACCTGAAGCTGTAATTACAGATAAACACTTAACATCAAAAATTTTACCATCTGCAGAAAAAATAAAAAAATTATATGATATATCAGACGAACAAGTACAACAAAAGTTAACTGAAATAAGTAAAATGAATCAAATAACATTTGAAGGTGTTATTGTTCATTTTGATTTAAATATACAAACAGATTATACTGCATTAGTTACTATAACTATTAGAGGAACTACAAATATATTTACTGATGTGAGTATGATAATGAATAATACTGAAGAGACAACAACCGAAGAAGAAGAAGAAGAAGAAGAAGACGAAGAAATTGAAATAATAGACGAAGAAATATTCACAGCAGAAGAAATTGAAGAATTTGAATTAGAAAATGAGCTCGCAATTTTAGATAAAGAATTGCGTTTGATAGAAGAGGAAGAAGCAGACAACATGGAAGTGCCGGAGTTACTTTCAGAAAAAGATTTAAAAAAATTAGACAAACAAGAAAAAAGAAGAAAAAGACAACAAAAACTATTAAATAAAATTAAGCCATTATTAAATAAAATAAAGAAAAAAATTAATGTGCTTAAACAAAAACGAGATTCAATCCTACAAAAACTTGAACAAAAACGTCTTGCAAAACAGGGGCCTACTTGGGCAGAAGAATTATTAGAAAAAGTTGAAGAGCAAGTAATTAATAAAGAACTAGAAAACTTTGTTGAAATAGATGAAACTGAATTAGATGCAGAACTTGCAAAACTGGAAGAAGCAGAAGAAAAACTTCTACAACAAGAAGCGGCTATGCGAGAAAAATTTGAAGATGCAATTCCGTGGTTAAAACCAAAAAAACCAATTGGCCCACAAATTGGAATTGAAACTGAAGAAGAAGCAAGATTATTTCAAAAATTATTAGATAAACGTGAATCATCTTTACAATTTTACGATAAATTAGTAACAATGATCGATGTATGTAATCGATTCCAGACAATTTCACAATTATTAAATACTTCAGATATTGTTGCATATGGGTTTCCAGAATTTGAAGTTATCACTAAGTGGACTCCCGAAATTGGGGCTATCACCGGGTTAGATGCCGATACTTGGGAATCACGAGACGAAAACATGCAACCAACCGGAAATTATATTGGAGCTGCAGTAACACAAGGGACATCAGCAACCAAAGGACAAATAGGTGCTTTATCTGGAGTAGATCGATCATATGAAGTAATTACTTCTCATCCTGAATTGAAAGATGTACCATTTGATCCATTTGCAAACACAGGTCATACTGGAGAAATCGGAGATACGTATGAGCTTATAAGTGTAGATAAAATAACACAACTTCCTCCAGACCATCCGTATCAACAATTTTCATTTTGGGCAACTGGCTTAACATATGACGTATTGCAACAAGATTATACTATAAAACAACGAGAATTATTAGATGTTTTTGAATCTAAATTTAGAATATGTCCATCAAATTATGAAGAAGATGATTCTGGCAAACTTAAACATACAGATCAATGGTTTTTACAAGGAGATACCACACCTGATCCTAATAATGGATCAATGTCAGGATGGAGTCAATTTATAACATTAGGTACATTAATACAATTTATCAATGATGAGATTGTTTCATTGACAGACGATGTTGCAGATGACGCAAAAATTATTTGTTCGGACCAATTATGTTATAGTAATTATTTACCAAATCTAGTTTCAATTGATCCAACAAATGTTTTATTGATTCCAAGTGATGATGCAAGGGGTACTACTGAAAAATATGGATCTATTATATTTCTAAAAGATATATTAGGTACTCATGAAGGAGAATCTTATAAATGGCCTGGATATTATGGTACTATTAAAGATATACATGGAGCTGAAACTTCAATTGGATTTCCAAGTCGAATATTTTTAAATTTAGACTTAATAGAAAATTATTTCATGGAAAATTCTAAAACTACAGCAGCAAAAGTTACAGTTAATCATTTTTTAGAATATATTAGTAATATTATTAATAACGCAACAGCTGGTGCAGTATTAATGAAATTAATAACACATCCAGATCCAGCATTTAATAATCAATTATTATATTATGATGCAAATTATGCTGGAAATGAAAAAACAAAAGCAGAAGTAACACCCTATATTATTCCAATGACTGCTAGAATTACCAATATTAATTCAGATGCTATAAATAATATGCAATTAAAAGATCCTACGCCTGAAGGAACAACATTAGGAACATTAGTAAGAGATTTTAGTTTTAGTGCTAAAATGCCAGCAAACGTACAAGCATTAACATATACACTTAACCAAAAGCCAGATGATATTTCAGAAGATGATATAGCACCATATCTTAATGTAATGTATAGTCATGCTTCTGCGGCAACCGTAAAAAAAATAAATAAAAAATACCGCAAAAAATTTTTAGAAGGATCTATAGAATTAGAAAAAGCAAAAATTGATTTCGGAAAAGAATCTTCAGATACAAATAAAGATAACTTAGCCAAAGCTTTAAAAAAATATATACAATTACCTGCAGAAGGAATTTCTGAATCATTAAAAGTAATTTCTCCAATATTTCCATTTGAAGTTTCATTTACTATAGATGGTATTAATGGATTCCGATACGGAGACGTTTTAAATTTTGATATATTACCATCAAATTATAGAATTAACACAGTATGTGTTGTTAAAGATATTACACATACAATAACACAAGAAAATGAATGGTATACACAAATTAATTGTTTTATGAGACCCATAGTAGGAGTATGATATGAGAAATAAATTATATTATCCACCAAATGAAATTAATTTTAACTTATATACATTTGGTAATGAATTTATGATTGACAATGTAGAATATAAAGGATTTTATCATACATATTCAACTGGTGAAGTATATACATTGAAACAATATAAAGCTGGCAAATCTAAAAAATTAAAACCTTTTAGAAAAATATCTCTAGCGATTTTAGAATATAAAAAATTAAAAACTGGTTTAAAAACAATAAATATATATAATACATCAAAATCTACATCTGAACGATCATTGATTTCTCAAGCAAATCGACTTAATGATATAATAATACCACCAGATATTAATGATTCGGCTATTTAACTTTTTTTTCTTATTATTAATATATGATACTGGATCATGACGAAGAAGTTACTGCAATATTGCAAGATATACAAAATAAAAAAACTTTATTAGTACCTATATTCTGTAATTCTCAACACCATGTATCTACGTCAAATTTATCCGCAATATACATATATTCAGAAAATGATATAGAAGTTATAATTCCAATACATCATACAGAGCAAGTAAGGGGCTTTCGCAAGTATATACACGACTTTT